AGCCTTGACCTTGTCATCGGGGATGTAGAGTTTGAAGAACGGACTGTTAGGGGGGAACAAGGCAAGCAGGAGCTTCGCGGCAATGTTGTTTACGCCGCGTGCGCCGACGCCCTGATACGGAGTCTTGAACTTCGTGTGTTCGTTTGCCCCCTCAGGCGGAATGAGAGTCGGAATGGTATACCGCGAACACTCACGCGCCCTGTCAAGGAAGGGCTTGCGGGTAAGTGCTTGCTTCTCATACCGAGCCTTGATAGGGCCGTTGGTTCGGGTAGTATCCATTTATCGCCTTTGTAGTTATGTTGGAATCATGAGGCCGGAACGACCTGATGCGTCGCCGCCAGACTGAAGGTCCACCTTCAGAGCACTCCGTCCCTGCATCTGTTTCTTCTTGTCCGCCGTCTTCTCGACCGCCGGTTGCATAACCTTCGGGGTTTCCTCAGCCGGGGGCGGGGGCGGCACAGGGGCGGGGGCAGGGGGAGTAACAGACTTCGGGCTACCGCCAATACACATTGATTTTCTCCTTAGAACAGGGGGATGATTTTGTAAGTGAGCGCGGTGGACTGATAGTTGAACCCACTCGCAAAACTCGCTAGACCAGCGCACCAATTCTGCGAACCACCGCTTTGTGCGTCATAGACCTTAATGCCGCGTGTGATTGGGGCGGCGACAACTTCCTTGAAGCTGATGTCCCAAATCGCGTGCATATGGCCTTGCCACCCACTCGGTTTATAGAAGTCGAGCGTCGGTGAGGAACTTGGCGCGGTTAAATAGTAGGTGTACGCATTGTATTCTGTTTCGTATTCAACCGTTTGTCCAGCATGATACGGGGCAACGGTCCACGACCGACTCCCGAAGGTTATCGTCAGGTCGTCGTAGTACCTGCCGCCATCGCCCCAACTCTGCGCGGCCTTAAAGGTCAGCTTGTAGAGTTTGCCTGTCGTACAACTCATGGTAAATACGCCGTGACCGCCGGACCAATTAAGAAGAGAGAGGCGTCCTTCAGCCGAAAACCAAGTAGCTTTGAACTCAGGGTAGACAGAGGCGTTCCCACGGAGTTCAGACCCTAAAGACTCACCAGAACTGCACAGGTCGAGAAACCCGGTGATGACATCGGAACCTTCAAACGCATAGACCTGATAGCGACGGGAACCTTTGTTTGTCACACCGGACGGAAGGGAGAACTTTGAGAAGTCCTGCCCCGAATCGTACAGCATGGCGTACCCATCAGCGACAGACAGCACAACAGTTCCCAAGTTAAACCCATCGCCAAGTAATTCATCGTATCCGATGGAGTTGCACTTCAGCGTGTAACGATACAGGGGATTTTTAGACATAGAGTTCTCCGAATGGAGTAATGAGATGAGGGGCAAGTGTGCGGTTCACCTGCCCCTCTCACAGAAAGGAAAGGAGTTGGAAAAGGAGTCGTTAGAACAGGGGGATGATTTTGTACGTCAGAGTTCCGCCAGTATCGAACCCTGCGGGGATACTTGCGTTGCCGCCCTCGACGTTCTGAGAGCCACCCGCCTGTGCATTGAACAGTTTGATGGACGTAACGCCACCATTGAGAACATCCAGATAGGCTGAGATAACATCAGTCCCTTCATAGATGTAGACCTTGAAGCGACGCGCGCCCTTGCCGGAAGCACCGGAAGGGATAGCATAGGCTGTGAAGTCCTGCGCGGAATCGGTAAGAGCCGCCGAGCCGTCTGCCGCGTTGATACTGACAGTTCCTTTCTCGGTCTCAATGCCGACCAGCCCTTTGTAGCCAAGCTTGTTGACGCGCATCACGCGCCGGAAAAAGGGATTCATACTCATAGGAGAACCCCCTTCCCTTAGAACAGCGGGATGATTTTGTACGTCAGCGCGCTATTTGCGTTGAACTGCGTGGGTACGCTGGAAACAGTACCCTCGATGTTCTGAGCGCCACCAACCTGCGCGGCGAACAGTTGGATACACACGTTGGGGTCTTGGTGCGTGACCTGCTTGAACTGAAGGTCATCAACGGTCCCCGCGAAGTTCTGGTCCGCGAAGATAGTCGGCTTTACGTTACCGGTCGGCTCGGTGTAGAAGAACGAGAAGTTCGCTTCCTCAGCCGCCTTAGCGCAAACGATAGAACCGACATTGGTGTTACCCGCCTTGACAACGAGAGTCCCCGGAGTCGTGCAAGCCACCTTCACGTTGACGAGGTACAGACCGCCCTGTGCGATGGTAGCGACTGCCGCAGAAGCCGTGAGGTCCGACGCCGCTCCTGCTTCTTTCGCGGCCTTACCGTCAGCGATGGTCCAACCCGTACCCTTCACCCAATCCGAATCGGCGGTAAACGTACCGTTCACGACAACGTCCGCGCCGACAGCGTAGTTGGTGTCTTCGATGTCACAGAATCCGCTGATGACGTAACCACTCGCGTCAAAGATGTATGCCTTGTAACGCCGAGGACCCTTGCCGGTTGCGCGGGAAGGAATCGCCACAGACGAGAAGTCCTGTGCGGTATCCCACAGGAAGGCCGAGCCATCCTTGTAAGACACGCGGACAGTCCCCTCATTCCTCAACACACCCTCAAGCTCTTTAAAGCCGAGAATCTGGACGCGAACCTTGCGCCTGTAATAAGGATTGATTCCAGCCATGTTTCATTCTCCCGAATTGTAGGTTAACCGCGCACGTTGATGTCAGAACCAAGCATTGCGCGTTCTTCTAAGTCCTCAAGGACGCTTAGAAGATGCTTCCAGACAGACGCTTGACCAGCCCGAAACCATATCTCGCGGTCCGACAGACTCAGAGCCGGACAGGTGTCGGGGAACTGAGTCCTTAGATAAGCGATTGTGCCGGGAAGGTCACTAAAGGTTGGACCCTTAGTTAGAACATTCTGTCTTCCTTTACTCCCACTTTCAAGATTCCCTAAGGATTCCATAGTCTTACCTCTTTCGTTTTGAAGTCGTAATCCCCGGCCCTCAAAATATACGCCATCCGTGCGTTCATGATAGCGTCAGCAATAGACAAACCCCTTGAAATATAAGCGTTTGCGACTGCATCCCACAGGGGGATTCCTTCTTCGATTGCGGCGTTGAGAATGTCCTGCGCCTTCTTCGGTCCGACCTTCGGGATACCGTGGTATCCGTCCACCGGGTCGCCCATGAGGGCTTGCAGGAAGAACCGGTATTCTGCGTCGATAGGATTGACCTTGATGACGTTCATCTCAGTCCGGTTCCAGTTGTAAATTTGGACCGGCAGGGTCATCATGTCCTTGTCGATGGAACATATAATTTTGTCCCCGCCGCAGAGTTGGCTGTCAGTAGCGTACAATCCAAGCAAATCGTCAGCCTCAAGTTTCGGTTCTGAGATGACGGTGAAGTTGTCATTGAGAGCTTGGATGGTAATATCCAGAAGTTTCGGTTTCTCCTTATCCTTCCGGTTGAGCTTGTAGTTCGGGTTAAGGTCGCGGCGGAAGTTCTTACCGCCAGTTACCATGACGAGGATGTCGGTGGCGTGGACGAGTTCCTTCAACCAGAACACGAACTCCCTTGCGCCAGCATAGGCCATGTCCTGTTCAAGCCACTCACTCACGATACCATCACCCCAATCAACAGACTTCGAATTAACGAAAGCCTGTTGATATAGGATGATGTCACCGTCCACCAGAATCGTCCGAGACTTTTTGGTCGGACCCTTCTTCATTTCTTCCTCAGAAGCAGGATGCCGCCGATGAGTAGGGCAAGCCCCGCCACGATGAGGACAGCGGGACCGTAGTAGAAAATGTTAGCGAGGGTTTCCATATTACTCGCGCCCCGTCACCTTAGAGATGAGCCAGCAGAATCCCGCGCCGACAAACAGCACAGCGGCGATAACCGCCGGAACCAGCACCGGCGCGCAGATGAGCGCGATAACGATGAGCCAATCGAAAGACGTAATCCCGATGAGGTTTAGCGTCATCAGGATTATGCCGATGAGTGCAAGGATGCTTGTCATGATTCAGTTCTCCTTTCCCGCCGGATGCAGTTCCTCAAAGAAAGTGTCTTCCGGCAAGTCAAATGGTTCGGTGAAATAGATTTAGGTTCACCCCCCCTTCTTGAGTGCCATAAAGTCGGCAATCTTCTTGTAGCCGAAGCTGGAAGCCACAGCCACGAGGAACGCCCATTGATACCACTCAGGGGTTCCCTTCAGAGAATCGAAGCCAGCCGCCACATACGGGGCCATCGACGGGATGAAACACAGGATAGCCGGGATGCTCAGAACGACTGTGAACCACTCGTCCTTCCATCCAGAGTTCGTGATGCTCGTGTTCTCCCATGCGATGTCGGCTGCCTGCCCGGTCTTCAACCGGGCTTCCAAGCCCTGAGTCTTCGCCTCGTTGATACGCAGGTCGGACTCAAGCTTTGCCTGTTGGCGTTTCTGCCAGCCGGTCACGAGGTCGCTGATGGGTTTGAACAGCCCCGTAATAAGACTTGTGATTGTGATGGGGTCCATAATCACTCTCCTTCGTCTTGGTCAAAATCGAAGGACATCTGCTCCCCAACAGTGATGAGGTAGGGAGCATCGTCCTTGACGTGTTGTTTAGCTTTCCGCTTGCAGAAGTCCACGATGCGCTCACCGGTTTTCTCGTAGTGAGTCCATTGCTCGGGACAGGGTTGTTCCAGTTCGCGCCTACTCATTGGAAGTCTCCTTCCAATTCTCAAGGTAGGACACGAGCGTTCCCAATTCCCTGTGCATCTTGCGGGACCGCTCAAGCAGAACGTCGTGAGACAGCCGGTCCATCTTCATCTCAATGACCGACTGCCGGAACTTGTCGAGGTAGTGTTCGACCACTTGTAGGTTCACTTCCACTTTCAGCGTCATCATACCTTCACCGTCCTTTCATCGAAGTAGTACCTGATAAGCCAATCCGGTTCGACTGAGAGATAGGGGATGACCCACTCGTCAGCGCGAACAGGAATGACTATCAGGAGCATCAGGAAAAGGAAGAAGGTGATGGAGAGTGCCGCGAGGGTCCACGCGAACTTACTCCGCATAGTTGAGCCTCATGATTTGCAGGGCGACGATGCGGTCTACCAAAGCCTTGACCTTGTTGTTAAGGTCGGTCACGGCGTCGGTGATGTCTGTCGCTGTCTCTGCGAGGTAGTAGCCACTACCGCTCGACGTGCCGATGATAGCCACCTCACCTGCTGTGACCATCTCAGCGATACACCGGCGGATATGCCTGTCGGAATAGCCGGTCAGTTCTTTTATTTTCCCACGGGAAATTGCGTTCTCGCGCCCGAGGGGAATCACGTTCAGAATGGTTTGTTTATCGAATGTCATAGTTGTGTCTCCTTTTTAGTAAATTAGTCCCTCTGGACGGGACTTGAAAATGTTTATCCATCTCGCGCCTGTTGAAGAACTGCGCCCAAACAGCCGCCCCAATTCAGCACCACTACAAGTAGTTCGTTTCCAATGCTCATAAGCAGAGGTAAAGATATGCCGGTAGCGTCTGAAGTTGGTTGCGGCTTGATGATGTCCGGTGTTGACAGGCTCAAGATGGTCGGGATTGAAACACGCCCGATTGCCACAGATATGATGCAGTTCTTTATCGTGAGGGAGTTCCCCGTTAAGACCTTCCCATATCCACCGATGAAACATGATGAGGGTTTTCGGTTTCCCGCCAACCGTCATGGTTTTCCGAAAATAGCCATCATGGTTGAGTTGATGAGAGAGGGGGATGAAGCACCCATTATCATTCGTCCCAACCTCTAAAACCTTTTCGTTGGAGCCACTATTCCATTTCAGTTTGGCGGTCCGTCCGCCGAGGACAGCCGCCCGAGTTACTGCAACGACTTCTTCTGGTGTCAATGAACCTCAGCCCAATTCTTTCCGACGTGATACTCCCCGGTGAGAGGACAGCGCAGGTTGAAGAACTCACCGGCACGTCTAATTGCGTTTACCATCGCCTCACCGACCTTAACTGCATCTTCTGGTCGGCACTCAACCGCCCATTCGTCGTGACACCACAGGACTTGCTTGAAGTCGATACCCTGACTCCACAGGTCTTCGTGGTACAGACGCATGGCTTTCTTCATGATAACGGCCCCGGCGGACTGAAGGAGAAGATTGAGGGCCGAGTGTGAAGACCGGACCATCAGATGCCTACCGTCCAGACCGATAAGGTACTTCCGCGCACGGGCGACGGACTTCACACCCTCAGCCAGCTTCGCATACGCCGGGACATTTTCAAGGAACCGGTTGCGAAGCTTGCGCCCCGCGTTTGCTCCCTTACCTGTGATAGACCCAAGCTTCTCGTCGCCGCCGCCATATATCATGCAATAAATCATAGTCTTGGCTTGGTCGCGTGTCTCAAGTCCCGCCATGTGCTGATTGTGCGTATGTACGTCACCGTCGAGGATGACCTTAACGTACTCCCCGCCGTCATACTTGGCGAGGTAGTGCGCCAGCATCCGAAGCTCAAGCCCTGATGCGTCAGCGTCCACGAGGACCATGCCCTCAGGGGCGATGAACAGCGCGCGGAACTCTTTGCCATACGGTGAGCGCGGCTGTGGAACCTGCGCCAGATTCGGATAGACGTGAGCCGCCCGTCCTGACACGGTTCCGTTGACGAGTACGCCGCCGTGTATCCGGCAGTCTTCCTCGTTGAAGTGTTTGAGTAACGCGTGGTCCCCTTCTGCAAGTTGACTGATACGCTTCTCAATCATCAGCATTTCCCCGATAAGCGGGGCTTCGGGATAGGGCAGGGCCGCGATGATTTCTTCGTTGACCTCAGGCTTGCCACCATCGGTAAACGATGTCGGACGCCAGCCCCGAAGTTTCATTAAACGGTCTGAGATATGGTCACGGGACCGGGGGTTAAACTCCACGATTTTCAATTTCGTCATGGTCGCCCCGGCAACGTAACCCTTCTTTGCGTTGTCTTTCTTCGGAGTGAACGATGCGCCGGGCCGGAACCACCACTCAAAGCACTCCTTGAGTTTGGCTTCCAGTTCCAAACGCTTCTTGACCAGAGTCGCATACAGTTCAACTGCGGCGGCTCGGTCAAACATGAAGCCGTTGCGCTCCTGCTCTGCGATGAGAGGATAGACTTCATGCTCAAGGTCGAAGGCCGCTTGAGAGTAGTTCTTACTGACGATGAGGTTGTAAAGCGCGTGGGTGACTTCAACGTCTTGGACACAGTAGTCTTCCATCTCCTGCGTCCACTTCTCCCACGGCCCTACGAACTCACCCTTGAAGATGCCGAGCCGGTAGCCCCACGCCTTCAAGTGATGCTTCTTGATGCAGTCCTTCGGGAACTCCCCGCGATTGGCCTTCGCTATGTCGATGTCTTTGATGTTCGTCCAGATGAGATAGGTACAGGCGATAGTATCGAAGGCTTTAGCGCGGGTCTTCCAGTTCGGGTACAGTTTGCGGATTGCCCACAGGTCATACTTGATGATGTTATGTCCGACGATAACGTCAGAGTCCGCTAACATCTGAAGTCCGAGCGGGATGGAGTTCTCTCGCCCGTTCTGCCGAAACCTGTGGACCTCGTTTGTGTCCACGTCTTTGATGACAAGAACGTGAATACGGGTTGGGTCATATCCATCCGTTTCAATGTCAAAGATTCGTATACTCATCCAATCTCCTTTCGGTCACTTGACTCGTCTGAATAGTTCTCAGGGAAAGGGGCCGGTTTAAGTAGGGAACGGTTGAGCTACCTACCCCCGTCGTCCCCACCCCTGAGGTTCTGTATTACAGTCTAAAAAGCAATCGTATCCATCCCCGCCACACATCCCACGCTTGGGATACTAGGGCGGCTACATTCCGCGTTCTGACTTCATCGGGTTCTTTGTCGAAAAGGTAGGAAGGGTTGAAGTTCCCCCACTTCTCATCGGACTGCTTGTTATACCGGTTGAAAAATTCGTCAGTCCATTTCCTGTCAGGGGGAAAGGTTCGGAACTTAGAACTTCCGCTCATACCCGCAGGACATGAGCAACCTCGCTTCGTTCTTCTTCACCGCCTCATTCTCAAGGAACCCACTCTTTCCGGTTGCCACCGTGATGCAGAGCTTGATGAAGTTGATGAGCATTTTCATTTGTGTGTAGGTCATGCTTGTATCTCGCTTTCTCGTCCTGCACCCACTCAGGACAGGCTTGATGTGGGTCGAACTGCGCCATGAAGTGGATGTCACAGTACAGAGGACCGTTGTTCGGTCCCATGAACGAGTGCCCGCAGTCGTAACAGGTACGCCTGTACTCAAACAGTCCCTTCATTCCGCTTCTCCCTCTCGATGAGCCAGTCGATGTACTGCCGGGCCTTCTCTAAGTCCTTCAGCGCGTTCTCCTTGTAGGGATACCGGCAGATGTACTTGATGACATTGGCTTCAAGGAAACCGAGGTCATTGGCAACCACGAAGTCGATAGGTTGAATCCGAAAGTGTTTGTAGTGTTCAGACGTGTTGGCGTCGCCGGTCTTCGTGACGGTGAACATCTCAGTCGGGATGGGCTTCTTCGCCTTCTCAACGGGTGTATGCTCAGTACACACACAGACCGCGTGGCGACTTCTCTCGACCTTAAACTTCTGACAGTAATCAGTCGTATGAACATGGAAACCAATCGGAGTCTGCCACACATAAGGAGCATTGGCCTGACTCATGTGAGCGCAGTCAATACACTTCCGAGTCGTAACTTCATTTTCCCCCTTACAGAAGACGCCGCTTGACTCCCAATCACCCATCGGACCGGGGTTCTTCTCATCCAGTTCAATCCCGTTGTTATCGAGGATGTTCAGCCCGAAAGACTTTCGGCTTTCATCGGGATGGTCATGCATCCGAAACAGCTTGACCGGCTTGTGGCCAGGACAGCCGAGCCGGGGGTCCGGTTCGAACTTCCTGACACCTGTCTTGAGATCCACACAAAACTTGTCCTTGTATGCTTCACATGAATCACATGATGGATACTTCCCCATACCAACCTTCCTTTCTCAGTAGTCGATGCTCCCGTCCTCTGTCGCCGCCTGAGTGAACAGCACTTGCTCAGACTCACGGACATAGAGCCTACCGGTTTGTTTGTCGTAGTACATTTCACAGGCAACCCCGGTGTCACCGGAATACCTGTTCTTCAGAACGCGCACAGCAACCACATTCGCTTCCTCAGCGTCCTGTTGGTCCCGCTCAAGGCCAATGGCAATGTCGCTCAACTGAGCGATTGCGCCGGACCCTCGCAAATGAGACAGTCGAACTCGTCCGCCTTCCTCGTGGGATATCTTCTCGTCGGTGCGCTTCAAGTGGGAAACGATGATGAGGCCACAGTCCACGTTCTCGACAAAGGTGCGGAGTCGGGTCATGATGTTGTCAATCATTCGCCGCTCGTCACCATCAGCGATGCCGGATACCACGATGGAAATATGGTCAAGAAACAACCAATCCACACCGCAGGACCGGACGAGGTAACGCATCTTGGAAATGAGGTTGTCGATGTCGGTTGAACCCCAATGGTCGTAGAGGAAGAACCGACTGTTGTCGAATACCCGCTTCCACGCCTCTTGAAGAACCGCATCAGAGACCGGCGTCTTGGACGTGTGAAGGGGAATGTTGAGTTCAAGTGAGATGAAGGACTCGGCAGTCTTACCAACCGATTCCTCAAGGGCGATGTAGCCGACCTTCTGCCCGGCCTTGACCAAGTGGTACGCTAGTTCCCGGCAGAGGGTTGACTTGCCGATGCCGGTCCCCGCAGTAACCGTGACAAGCTCGTGCTTCCTGAGTCCGTAGGTCAGCTTGTTGAGCGGTTCCCACGGATACGGGATGGACACGGCGTTGCGCTTCTTCATGAAATAATCCCACGAGTCGGGACCAGCGATGATTCCATCGGGCCGGTACTCCTTTGCGTTCCAGACGGCTCGGATGATTTCCTCACCCTTACCAGCAAGCAGCATCTCGTTTGGGTCTTTCATCGGAAGGTGCGCGATCTTCGCCTTACCGGGCGTAAAGATTTCAGCGCATATCTTCGCGGCTTCCTGTCCCGGTTCATCCATGTCGAACATTAGAATCACGGAGTCGAAACGCTCAAGCCACTCAAGTTCACGCTGAAGTGCTTTCCTTGCGCCGGACGCTCCGTTAGGGACTGATACGACAGGATACTTGTTCCCTTGAACTTGGCTCACAGTCATACAATCAATCTCGCCTTCAGTGACGATAATCATGCGCCCGCCGTTGCCCCATAGGTGTTGACCAAAGAGGGGCGGCTGAGACCCATCACCGAGGTACTTGAAGTCCTTTGAAGGGAACCGAATCTTCTGCCCGACTACCTTCCCGTCAGACCGATAGTTCGCAATCTGGACGGGAGACATGGAGCCGTCGCGCTGACGATAAACACCGACGCGATAGTCAAACTTGCGGCAGGTTTCTTCGGTTATCATGCGTTTCATCAACGGCATGAACTCGCCATAGATGAAGTTGACGTTGTCAAGGATAGGGCGTTCAGCTTCAACGCCCCCTGTACCCTCGTAATACCCGCACCCGAAGCAGAAGCCGTGGTCCTCGTATCGGGCGAGGTTGTCCTTGCTTCCGCATTTCGGGCAGGGTTCGTGCCGCAGGAATTTCCCGTCAGCCATAAGCGCCACCTACTTCAACTTGGAGCCGACTTTCAGCGCATCCGGCATGGGAAGGTAGTACCGCTTGTACTTCTTGCCGGTAGCATCCACGAACCAATGCGACAGGATGTTGTAGCCTTCCTTACGCAGTTCATGAATGACAGCCGACAGCCGGAAGCACCGGTACACGCCGAGGGCTTCAAGCTGAGAGATATGCTTCTGACCGAGCAGGTGATTGAGAATCTGAGTCTTGTTGGTCTTTGCTTTCATGTGTATGCTCCTTTCTTAGCGGAAGATGATGGACAGCAGGACACCGGCGAGTCCACACACGATGCCTGACAGATACA